TGAGAGCCGCAAGAAGAGGCGTCGAGTTATAAATCTGGACGACCATCTTGGGGATAAACGCACGGCGTGTGACGTACGTTAGTTCGGCATACTGATTAGAGCCTGATGCGGGAACAATACCGCCACCAATAGGCATGTTAGCACCTCATGTTTGGTTAAATTTGCGCCTATCGTCCCCGTTTACAGTCAAAACCCGATAGGTCTCGGATTTCTCCGAATTTCTGTCAGAGCCTTGGCAGCTTCGTCTCGCGCAGCGCCAGCGGGATTAGACCAAAACTTCTTCAAGGTATGGCGAGCGCTGTCGTCCATAACATTCCTGCTAAAGGATGTCTGGGGCGTCGGCGTTGCCGCTTGCCTCATGTAGTTGTAGTAATCCGCCGCCGCTTCATGATTGGCAATGCTTTTTTCGAGCATTAGCTTTTCAATTTCCACGATTTCTTCTTCTGATTTAGCCTTGCCGGTTTTAATGAGGTCGCGCCTACGACGATCCAAAGAATCGAGGGCGTCTCGTTCACGCAGCTTACCTTCAAGGTGGCTCACGCGCTCACTAGCATGGTCAAGGCGAGCCGCGACTTCATCTTTCAAGTCAATCGCGTCAATGTTCATTGAAGGACGAGCCTTCTTCGTAAGGCGCAAAAACGCCTCTCGCGTATCAGGATTATCGGCCAGTTCACGAGCAAGCTGAGCAAGCTCATCACGGGCTTCCGACGAAAGGTCTTCGAGAGACGCCATTTTATAGTCCCCTATGCGTTCTGGTTAGATGACTTTCTTACCGTCACCGGGCGGCACGATTTTGTACTGGTTCTTAGTGCCGGTCTTAGACGAGTTGGAAAGGCCACCAAGGTGCGCGAAACGCGGCGTATTGGTGATCTGACCATTCTGCTGCTGATCGGTAGTCGGGTTGCGGGGCGAAGACGCCTTGCGCGGCTTAAACAGGTCCATTTGCTCGCTCCTACATGGGCGGGGTCGGTCCACCGGGCGGCATACCCGGCGGCATTGCGGGAGGCGCACCAGCACCCGGCGCGGGCGGAGGTGCAGCAGGCATTGGGGGCGCACCACCGGGAGGCATACCGCCGCCCATCATTGCACCACCCATCGGAGGAGCGCCGCCGGGGGGCATACCGCCACCACCCGGCATCGAACCCGCCGCCTGCGGGAGATTTCCAAGCAACTGCATGATTTCAGCAGCTTGAAGTTCATCGGTGCGAGGCTTTTTCGCCCCAATGATAGAAGTAAGCGAGTTGAGCGCAGACATCAGCTTCCGGCCTTCCGGCGTCTCAGAGCCAATCTGCGGCAGGCAACGCTCAAGAAGGTCAAGCGCCATGCTCACGTTAATCATCGCGGCTTCGCGCTCGCCCGCTTTAGGTTCGGGCGTTGACATTGGGGCAGGCATCGGGGGGGCGCTGTCGGACAAAGAAGGAGCCGCACCATCCCCAGCACCGGGCTGGGAAGCGCTCGCCATCAACTGCATAATGTCCTGATCGGCCATGTAACACCCAAATTTTGCACAAGTTGCTGACAAACAGCATAGAAAGTCAAGCGGGGGAAAATTTTACGTCCGTCCCCCGTCAGACGTTAACTAGAAACGGGACTAACCCGTTTATTAGTTACCGACGAGCCTTACGACCCTTGCGACCCTTACGCATTTTGCGTCTCCGTCATGAGAGGAATGGATTGGTGGAAAGCTAATGGAACCCTTGCGGGAACCAATTAGCGCTTGCCCTTGCGGCCCTTACGCTTAGCCATATGTCGGCCTCCTGTTAGAGTGACTGTCCCCAAGTCGTTCAGTGGCGCTTGCCTCTGCGGCTGCGCTTCACGGATTTGTACATGGCTCACCTCACGGTTGCGCGACTGTTCCCACCTCTGTCCATACGCCTGAGTTTTTTATCGCCAAACGACCGGACAGGAGAAACACTTCGTTCAAGGTTCGCTGGTTTTTCCCTTCGTGTCAATTCCTTAGAATTAAAACGAGGCTGATCACCAGAATAAGATTGTTGGTTAGCCACTTTTAGCCTCCTTTTTAATCGGAGTTACGTTTCCGCCCTCCGGTTGGGGGGCTGACGATGCTTTCTTTAGCTTCTCTTTAAGCATCTGCTTCATGGGCGGGTCGATCAGGTCCAGCAGGCTTTCTTTGTCGATAGCGCCTGCTTTGAACAGATTGAACGCCATAGAGCGCGTATCTTCCATAAAGATCGGGCTGTTTGAGTGGGCATCCACCTTAACCATGTAATCCTTGGTAAATTGTTCAGCTATGAACTTCATACCGTCCGCATCTTTGTAGTGCGTAGGATCATAGGCTTGGATCAGCTTCATATAGAGCGTTGCCATCTTTTCGAGGGAAAGCTCCACCTGAAGGGCGCGGCGCTTGGCGCGAGAAGAGCCAAGACGCGCGAGCTGGGAGGCGTGACCGGCAGAGCGGACGCCGCTTTCGCCACGCCCAGACAGGACAGAGGAAATGCCAGAGGCTTCCTCGAACCAGTTGTCGATCTGTTTGATCTGCTCGTACAAGTCGGCGGGCATTTGCGGGGCGAGGCGATCAGCCTTGGCGTTTGGCATGTCGGTTGAGAGCAGCCCGCCGGGGCGATTCAAGGCAAAGTTCTTTTCGTCCAAGATGCCCGTGAAGCCCATAAGGGCGGTCGGCGGGTTAACTTGCTTGGCGAGCAGATCGAGGATCTCGCCCATGCGGCGGTTGTACATCTGCTGGAGGTAGATGAGGCGCGAAACCTCAGACTGGCCCCAGAAGTAATCCGGCATGGGATTGGGGCAAATCTGAACAAACGGGCTTTCGCCCTTCAAGAACATGGTCTCGTTCGGGCGGTCGTAGATGACAACATCGGGGTCGGCTTTTGTGACCACCATGTAGTCATGGATTTCGTCATTCCAGACGTAAAGCTCTGTCATCTCAATGGTTTCTTCTTCAACACGCGGCTTCATGCGGTTGTAGCCATTGAGGTCAAGATTGACGTTGCCCATCATCATTGGGTCCACTTGGGACAGGACAATGCGGTCGATGCCGCTTGCAACGTAATGGGTCTCTGTCGGGCCAGCGGTGATACGCTTGATAAGCTCTTCGCGCTTGGGGTGGTTGTACAACCGGGCGTAAAGATCAGATTTGGTGATGTAATAGGTGTGAGTGAATGCTTCCTGACGATCAGAGTGAGGAACGTCTTCGCGCAACATGCCCATCATGGCCGGGTCAACGTAATAGGGGAAGATTTGCCCCTTGTTGACGATCAGCTTGATAAAGGCGCTGTCGTAACACATCGCCCAATTTAGGGCGAGGCCAAAGATGTGGTCGCCGTTGCTGTCAGACCACTTGTCGTTAAGGGCCTGAGTCAGGCGGGGGATTTTTGTATATTCCGTATCGGGGGCCGACGCGCCGAGATTAATGGCAAAGCGAGTTGAGTCAGCCGAATACAGGAAGGCGACCAACTGGTCGATGTGCGGGTAAATCTTGTTGTAGGCAGACGGGCTTTCTTCAGGACCGGCACCAAAAAGGTAATAAGCGCGCAGCGAATTATAATCCGCTTTGCGCTCCTGCTGAGATACCTTGCATTTGCGAACGAGGTCTAGATATAGCTCTTCGCGCTGCTGTAGATTTGAAGGGATTCTCATCAGTCGCCAATCTTCAGAGTTGGATCATTTGCATGAACCATCGTTGGGAGCTTGGTGGGCAGATTAGCATCTTTTGGGTTAAAGCCAACTGGTTCTCCCATAGCGGATTTCACGGCCCCGCCCGAAAGCATCCCCTGCATAGAGTATTTGCCTGCATCGCCCCACATGACGCCGTTCAGCTTGGCCTGCCGAGCCATTTCGGCTTCCTGCTCCCCAATCTTGGCATTGTTGCGGGTGATGTACCCCTGCTGGCTTTCGCCTTCTTTGACCGACTTGATGTCTGTCATCTTGAAATCTGAAGCTAACTGCTTGAGGGTGCTGTCATTTTTCTTTGTTCGCCCAGCCTTCACGCTGTCCCGCATAGACGGCGCTCGCAGGAAAACGACCGCAACGTCAGTGCAGCCCTGCTCGCAAAGAGGCTCCCAAGCCTCAAAAAATCCATGCCGTGGGCATTTATAAGAACGAAGAATAGCCATCACTTTCCCTCCATCTGCTCTCTAAACGTACGTTCAGAAAAGTTAGCCTTATTCTTAAGGCCCACGTTAAGGGTAATCTTACCGCCGTCTAATTTCAAGCCATATCCTCTGACCACACGGGGTTTCGGCTCTCGGTTGTACTGGAGGTATTTGGTGCGATTCCGGTTCCTCATAACCGTGACATCGCCGCGTTCAAGCCGCAAAAGGGCGCGGGACATCCGCACTTGGCTTTCTTCAGACATCGCGTGGGTGTTGCCCACAAACATTCCGAAAATCAACCGTTCAGATAGCCCCGCGAGTTCCCCAAGGAACTTCATGGACATAGCGCGATTCCCTTCTTCAAGGAATCGGGCCATCCGGCGGCGGATTTCGGCCTTGCTCAAGACTTCGTTCATTGCCCGTATATCCCTATCTTTTTTAGATAGTTCGACACATTGCGCCCTGTCGTGATCTCTTCCGGCGTGTATTGCTCCATGCCCTTGGACACGGCGCGGCTTAGCCGCATGGCAATCAGGCGCGGCTGGACTTGCTCAGCATAAGCCGCCGCAGCAAGGGCGGAGGCGATCACGCGGTCATCCTTTGACCTGCCGGGGGACGAGATGGTCCCGCCGTCGCGGCGGATGGTCTTCATTTCTTCGATGCAGCTAATCGACTTGATCTTCATCATGCCGCGCTCGAAATAATCCTTCATGTAGGACATCATGCGCTCTTTGGTGGCATGTGTGGTGAGCCAGCCGATGCTTGTGCCGGGGCCAGACAGGGTGTCGTTTTTGCGCCAGATGTAGTTCTGCATGTGAGACAGAACGTCCATCAGGTCGTTGCCGCGAGCGCCGCCCACCGCCGCAGCGTGGCGCTTCAGGTTGCGAAGCTCTTGCAGCACGGGCTGGCCGGGGCCATTGACCTCAAGGTTGAGCGTCGAGTTCTTGTAGGCTCCCGCCAAGTGCGCGATGACCCACGCGAATTGATAGGTGTTCAGTTCTGAGGTAGCGAACTCGGCCACTTGGTCCAGCCCATCGGCATAAACTCGATACACCTGCACGACAAATCTATCAGCCCAGTCGCTAGAACCATAAGCAGGGTCAGCGCCAATAACGTAATAAGCCGTATCAATTGGCTCTTCCCAGACCTTAAGGGTTGCAGTCTCTTCACGGCATTTAATGACCTCTGTGTCTTCGAAGTTCATACCCATAAGGTAGCGGTAGCAATCGGGCTTGTCCTTCTTTGCATCCTTCACGGCATCCGTGCATCGCGAATTCGAGAAGAACGAGGAGCCTGTCATGACGAAGGCATAGTCTTCGGTCGGCGGGAACTCTTGGTACATGAGGGCATCGTCCTTGATGCCTTCCATCATCTTCCAGCGCCACCAAGCAATCTGGCGCGAGTTTATCTCAAAACCGTAGAGCTTCCTGATGTCGCGGACCCATTCTTTTTCCTCGCCGGTCAGCTTGCCGTCCCAATAGACTTTATAGACATCGCTGTTTGGGTCGGACGCATAATACTCGTTGCGCCACCAGCCGCAGAAGATGGCGCGCTGGGTGCGAGCCTTTTTGGCCGTGGTGTACATGTCGTGGAACATGTTGAAGCCACGCGCCGTGCTTTCAAACATGTACAGGCGCAAGGGGTTAGTCTCTGCGAGAGACGCAAGAAGGGACGCAAGCCCCTCCTCATCGCCCCACGAACTTGTCTCGGTGCCGTGGAGGTAGGTGATAGCCTTGCCGCGCCCAAGGGAGCCTTTTGCCCGCAGGCCCGCCACCTGATAAAACAGGCGCGAGCGGTTCTTAAGCTGAAGCTGGTTGCGGTTATGGGCGACCGCCGGAACTTTGAACTCGCGGGGCAACCCTTCCAGATACATGGCAAGGGTCGAGCGAAACATGTCACGGTTTTCTTCCGTGTCGGTCGTCAACGTGCCTTGCAGGCCGGGATTGACAAAGTGCCAGTAGAGATCGAGGGCGAGGCTGATCGTGGTAATGCCAAGCTGCCGCCCCTTGAGGATCACGAAAAAATGGCAATCCTCTTCCAGCCCCTTGGCAATCTCACCCATTGTGTAGGTTTGGGTGCCAAGCAACTTTTCCATCTTCTTCAGCCCCTCCTCCTTCGTCTCAATCCGAAGCTGGCGGCAGAAGAGATAGAAATGGTCGAGGTTGAATTTCATCGTTTCGTTTTCTGATACTTGAGAACGCCGTACCCGACTGCGGTCACCTCGGCCCCTATCAGATGGTATCCGTGCAGCAGCCTGTCTACGTCCCGGCGGGCCTCTTCGCCATGATATTCAAGGGCGATGTATTCGGCCTCCAGCGGCATGTTGCCCAAAACGTAGGTCTCGGCCCCTTCGATGTCTAGCTTGATGAAGTCCGCCCGCTTGGCAAGGGCGCGGAAGAAGTTGCAATCGGGGTCGCAGACTTCCACCGGCAGGGTCTCGCTTATGACGCCCTCAGAGACGTACTGGCTGCACTCGCCCTGATTGCTTTTGCCGATATACATCTGGTTGAGCATAGGGTCGCCCACGGCCATCTCATGCAGGGTGACCCCCTCTAGGCCAGCGACGTTCCGCTTGAAGACGTTGATGTTAAATTCCATAGGCTCGAAGCTATGCACCTCGGCATCCGGCCACAGGTTCTTGGCCCAGACGGCAAACGCCCCAATGTTGGCCCCAAGGTCCAAGATGACCGGCTTCTCAGGCAGGGTGCCAACCCCGTATTCCCCGGCCATGACCTTCCGCACATGCGGTTCCATCTCGGCAAAGTATTCAAAATTAACCGTGTCAGACATCACGCCCCCAAGAGATACGGTTCCACAGACGCTCATGCGCCCAGAACAGGAAGACCTTGGTGCAAAGCTCCAGAGCCGACACGGACGCTGCCCAGACCAGCTTGCCCGTCACAAGGAAAGTCAGCAAGAAGGTATCGATTGTGCCGACAATGCGCCAGCTAACGGCTTTGAGGAGACTGCGACGCCCGTTTTCCATGCTGCCTCTAGTGCTGGTTGCGGGGGCAGGATTTGAACCTACGACCTTCAGGTTATGGGCCTGACGAGCTACCGGGCTGCTCCACCCCGCATCACTTTACGCGCCAGACCCTAATCCCGTTCTGAACCCGGCGGGTCACAAACTTCACGCCGTGGTCCCTGCCCCAGTTCGCAGCCGCACTGCGTAGCCGGTTCTGAACTACGTC